CTTTTAATTAAGGCGCTGGCTTCGTTTCTTGTTTCGGGTGCTGGGCCTTCATAATTTAAGCCTCGTAGAAACTTCATTTGGGCTTCAGATGGTGCGTTGGTCGCATTTGCGCCTAGCGAGGCTGTACGGGGCTTTTCGGGCTGTCTGACAAGCACTGCTGGGGCGTGGGTTTCGGGTTGGCGGTTGCGTACTTCTTCGGCGCTCGCCATTTTCGGGCCGAATGACATCATGAACCCTAAAACACGACCTAGGGCGCTGGTGCTTGCGTTCATCATCTCAGAACCTCTAGTAAACGGCGTGGCCCCAGGGAAAATTTCCCATGCCGTATTTTGTGCAGGAATCTGGTCGTCCGGTGTGCGCCAGGCTTGCACAGTTACAGCAATAAAAACTTTGTCGCCAATGGTAATAATTTCGGGGCGGTTTTCAACTATGCGTAATTCGGGCCAGCGTTCCAATGCCATAGCAAAGCGTGTTGGTACGTCAACATAGTTTGACAAGTCCATTAGTTGCCCCTGTTTCGGTCGTAGGCGATTCGTTCGGCGTTGCTCATGTTTGCCCAAGCGTGTAATTCTGAACAGCGCCGTGACTCTTCAGGTGTCATGTGTAGCCAGTCGCCAGCTTTGCCACAGTTCAGGCAAATACCTTGCAACAAGTCCTGTAGTCGAATGTCAAAGGCGGTCAAGTCTTTTTTGCATAGTTCGCAGGTCATTTAAAACCACCTAGGCGCATAGCCACAATGGCGTCTTGTGTCGATTTAGTCAGATTTGACAAATAGATACCGTTTTCTTCGGCAACATATGCCAATTCAAATAGGGCTTTTCTAAGCATTGCAATGTCATCGGTCTGGGCTTGTAACTGCCAGGCCGCCGCTTTCATAGCAATTTCGGCTTTGGCGATTGCCGCTGTCATTTCGGCTAACTGTTCTGTCATGTCGGGCCTTTCATTTGTCGGGTTTAATTCTACGATAGCCAACTGGTGTGGCAGAGTAACGCATACGGCGCCTGTCGCCTTCGGACGTGTTAGCCCAAAAGCCTTGTAACGCCTTTTCGGGAAACGCTACAGCGTAAGCAAAACACTTGTCGAATACGGTGCAGGCTTCACAGATCGGTTTAATGATTGCTCGTGATTCTGCAGACTCTTTGCCGTTACTGGGAAAAAATAAGTTGGTGTCTAATCCACGGCAGTTTGCGTCTTGTTGCCAGTCGGGTCGGTCAACATTGAACATTTGCTAACACATTTTCCATGGGCGCCAGCCACAACCGTGGTTTTCTTCGGTGGCTTCATACAGCAACCAACCGAAACGCAGGTTTAGGGTCGGGTCGGACATGGATTCTTCCATGGGCATTGCGAACAATTCTTCTATCCAAGCACGGTGGATTTCGTTACTTTGTACCAGTCCGTGGTCATGGCCGTTGAACTGTGGGTGCAAGTAACTGACGTTCTGACACCTTGCTTCTTTCCAGATCAGGCGCCCTAGTTTCTGTAGCGTTTCGGTGTTGTTGGGCCAGCCGACCGATACCGCAATGGGCAACCATTCTTGGCATTTAGTGTCAGGGTCAACGTATGCAACACGGGTTGTGGGTTGTGTCGAAGTAGTTGTGCTAGTGGTGCTGGTTGTGGTTGTCAGCTCTTCGGCCCTGTCCTGCAGTTGTTGTGGGGTCAGGTCGCCCAGGGTGATTGTTGCCGGTACTACTGGGGCAATGTTGGGTGGTGTGTCTTTTTGGAACGCCACCGCTATTGCGGCACACATCAGGTAAGTAAACAGGCCTAAGCCTAAAACACGCTTAACATTCATTTTGGTTTGTCCTTCAGTCGGGGTCAGGTCGGGATTGGTTTACCGACTAATCAAGTCGAAGTCAAGTCTTACGCTATCAAATTGGGAAAAACCTTTATGGCGTCTTGTACGCCTTGGGTCCATGTATCGCCTGTTACATACTGCAGGTGCCACGGTTCAAAGTTAGGGTTTTTTGGGTCTGCTACGGCCCAAGTAAACCCGTATTTAAGGGCTTCAGAGGTTATAAAACCGTCGCCTGACAACCATTTGCATAAGGGCGAATTAACCCCACAGTTAGCGGCGTCTATCGCTAAACCCCACCCGTGGTCGCTGTTGCCTGGTGTGGCACTGGGGCTTTTGCCTGGCTTCAAATAGTATTTTTTGCCTTGCCAAATACGAGTTACTTGCGGTACTCGGCCCATGTCGGTAGTCGAATAGCGGTCATTGAACATCGCCAGTTGTTGGCTGTAACTGCGATAGGCACCAACCTGGTTAAGGGTCAACCCTGAAAAGTAAGCGGCTAGTTGTAGACAGTTCCAAGCGGTAGCGGCATGTTGTTCTAATTGTCCTGATGGCTTTTGGATTGTGCGTAGCACGGTTGCCACAACGTACCCGTTTTTTTGTCCGGTCAAATCTGTTGGCATGATGATGGGTAACACAGGGTAGGTGGTCATTGTCCCTTTTTCTTTACGATTGGTTCAACTGTTTTGTTTGTTAGGGCCGCCATTCCGTTGCCGACTGAGTAGCCCACAATCATTGTGATAATTGGCAAGCCCTGGTCCTGGTCTATTGAACCGACTGCGATAAGTACGGTCATGCAAATTAAGCCGACTAATGCGATCAGGGCTTTTGATGGGTTGAAGGTCATGACCATATCCATACGACTAAAGCGATGGCTAGTCCTGCGACGATGGCTAGCGTTTTCATGGTTATGAAATTCCCATGTCCAAGATTGTGATGTTGCACAAGTAACTGCCGTCTGCGTAATTGTTAACTACGGCTGAGCCTGCGCTTTCACGGGCCATTTGCAATTTGACGGTACAAGAACCAGCGGTAGTAGTAAATATATGTTGGTATGTTTCAGTGTTAAAACCGTTAGTTTGACCAAAGGCGCTTCTAAAATTTCGCACACCTGCCCCGTTTACAACAAGAAAAATGTTCGCCCATTGGCCAACAGTGCCGTAGGCATTAACTGAGCCGATGAACATATAGCGCCTATTTGCTACGGCTGTAAAAGTAACGGTTAAGCCTGTCAGGTCTGTTGCGGTCGTTATGCCTGTCTGTGCCGTTGATGAATTTGCGCTCGCAACATAGCCAAAAGGCAGATTGTTCATATTTTGTGCGGTCAGGACTGCGCCCGACGAGAAGGTTGAGTTAGGTGATGCCATAATGTTTTCTCCTTTACCAGCCGAGTCGACTGGTGTTCAAAATACCTGATTCGTTACTGTCTAAAATAAAGACATCATAAAAAGACGCTGGCGAAAAATAAAAGGTGTAACTAGTTTGTTCCGGCACGCCACTAAAACTGTAACCTTCAGCAACCACATTGGTGGCGGTATCGCTACCAGCGCCAGGTACACGCCAAGTCAAAACTGACGCCGAATCGTGAAAAGTTTGGTAGTTCAATATAAAGTCTCTAATTGCTGTGGTGTTTGCTGTGGCGTCGTCAAAGTCAACTTCAAAACGCAAGGTTGTAGGGTCGCCTTGGGTGTAACTAATCCACGAAGCCAAGTTTGTCGCTTGAGTGCTGTCAAAGTCTGCTGATTCAAAGTTAAAACCTGCAATACCATTGGCGGTTTGACTGTCAGTGTTGTTAGCAAACACGGGCGCTAATGCTGTGCCAGCAGGGTCATTGCGGCTAACAGTAACTTGATTTCTAAAATTGTTTAAAGCGTTAATTCGACGTAACGCTGTGTAGGCAATAGAAGTTGTAGATGATGTTGACCTGTGCAAATTAACTGTGTTGAAATCTAAAATTGTACTACGAGCCATAAAAAATATGCCTGCGGAAGCCGCCACCAAAGTGCCACGTTCAGTGTTATTTAACAAATTGAGACGGTTTAAAATAGTGCCGTTGTACAGAGTCACGGCTTGCGCTGTACTATTACCTTCACCAACTCTATTAACGTCAGGTGTTTTTAAACCTGTAAACGCTTCGTTGGTTCTTTCGGCTTGTCTTGTCGTGTTCTGTTGGCTGTAGCCAGCAAAGTCCTGCAAAGTAAATTTTCCAGCTCTGGTTAATTCGTCTTGGCAAACAATTGTTGCAGTCGACAAACCTGTGTTGCCTGGGTAATCCGAAAAAGTGACGCCTGAAACTGTGCCATAAGCAAACGTGTTGCCAGTACTAAAAACAATTTTTACTTCTAAACCACGGGTAAAGTTAGCGGCTTCGTTTGCCTGATTTTTAATTGTTATTTGGAATGTACCGCCACCGTAGTTATCTAAATAGTTTTGACGGCCAGCGGTACCACTAAACGAAATAACAGAAGTAGTAAAATCTGTGCCAGCAACGCCACGACGAAAAATCCATTGTTCAACTGTCATTGCACAGTCACCGGCAACCTGCCCACGTTTCGATTGTAAGCCTGCAAAGCCCTAACAACTTCGTTTGGGTCTGCGCTAGTCACATTGACAGTAATACCGCCACCGCCACCACCAAAGCCCATACTGCCCAACTTCGACAACGGTATAACTGCCTCAGGGCCGTTGCCTTCACCAATCATCGCCAAGGTCGGGCCTGTGACAATGCCACCTTCGGCAAGCATAGGAATACGGCCAATGTCAGGCGGGTTAACCGTAAAACTTGCACCAAAAGCACTAATTTTAAACTCAACTAATTCGTTAATTTTGTCAATGACGTTACGGTTAATAAAACCGATAATGCCGTTAGCAAACGCTTTGCCAACTTCTAACCCTTTACTGCCCAATCCCTTTAACGCTTCAACTAACGAACTAATTAAAGAAGCACCTAAATTTGTGCCGAGGCTTGCCATAGAAGAAATTAAATCAACAAACAAGCCAGGCAGTTTGGCAATCAGGTCTACAACAAAACGACCTAAACCAAAAACAACTTCAGGCAAAAGTTTTGCAACCCAACCAGTTAAAGCACCAACAAGTTTTACAGCCTGGGCGCCCAACTTCGGTACAGCCTCAGTGACCACCCAGTTAAGGATTGTTAGCAACAAATCGCCTAACGCTTTTAACGCTGGCACAATCTGCGGTTTAATCCAATCAACCAAAGCATTACCCAAAACAATAAGTTTGTTGACAAGTAACGGCAAACCTGTATTAAGAATCCAGTTAGCCAAGTCACCCATCAGTTCAGCCAGGCGCTTTACGGCCGGTGGTGCGGCTTCTTTAATCCAGTTCCAAAGTGCGTCAGCGCCTTTGCCTAAAAGTTTTGCTAATGCTGGCAGGCCCGTGTTTTGTAGCCATTGCCCCAGGTCGTACATCATGTCCAACAATGCCTGTAAGGCTGGTGGGTAAGCGTCTTTGAGCCATGCCGCAAACATTGACACGGCGTCGCCTAACAGTGTTTTTAACTTTGGCAGTTGTTCTTGAACAATTCGAATGATTCCAGCCAAACCGTCTTTTTCAAAAGCCTTAGTTAACATGCCGATTGTCGGCCCAAGTTTTGTTGTTATGAAATCTGTAAATTTCATAAAAATAGGTAGCAACTTGCCACCAATAGTGGTCACAAGGTTGTCTAATTGCGCTTTGAAAATGCGTTGTTTGTTTGCTAATCCATCGCTAGTTCTTGCAAAATCGCCTTGGGCGTCAGCGGTTTGTTTATAGATAACGGCTTCAGCGGCCAGAATTTTTTGCCGGTCATTTAACGGGCCGATACCGTTATAAATACCTTGTGCGGCCGCTTCGGCTTTTAGGGCGGCGTCGTTAAGCATGACACCGTATTTGCGCAACGGTTCCGATTCGCCTCGAAGTGCTGAACCTATGGCTTGTATTGCTTCTTCGGGACTGGTGTTATTAAACGACGCCAAATCTGACGCCAGCGTCGTAAATTCCATTGAAAATTCGGCGGCGTAATCACCTGATAAACCAGCGGCTTTAGCAAACGTACCAAAAGTACCTACAGCGTCCATTACAGACTGCTTTGACTGACCTAAAGCCACGTCAGCACGGTCGGCGAACTGTTGAATATATTTGGCGCTATCTTCACCAAAAATAACATTGACTTTGCTTTGGGCTTCGGCTAAGTCACTGGCGGCAGTAATTGCTTTGTATGCGCCAGCGGCGGCGGCGGTACCAATAGCGGCTACTGCTAAAGCGGCTGTTTTGGCTATGTTGCCAACTTTTGTACCGAAAGCCTCAAAAGAAGAAGTGGCGTCGCTGACACCTTTGTTGTCGTAATCGCTAAAAATCGGAATTTTGATAGCCATTAGCGGTCAACTTCTTTTTGTATAACCTTTTCGGTTTCTTTAACTAAGTCTTTAATTCCGTCTTGTGTGTCTCTAAGTTTTTGTTCAGCAACAGGCCACATAACACGGCTGGCGTCTTTGCCAAACTTTGAACTAAAAGCACTACCTAAACCGTTTAAATTCTTTTTGCCTGCCATATCAAAAATGGCGGCCGCAGGGTTTGCTTGCATAACATAAAAAGCGTTGCGGTCACGGTAACTGGTATTTATCTTTACCTTGACACCGTTCTGGGCTTTAGCAGCTGTCAATGGAAATAGTTTTCTGCCGCTTTCTGAACTGGTTTTGCCGACAGTCCACGACCGTTTTGTGCCGGACGGAAAACGATTGTCTGAGTATTCGGCTTTCATGGCGTCGGTCATTGGCGCCGCAATAGCCTTTACTTTAAGGTTGAACTCTTTGCGTAGTTCTGGGTCAATTCGACGCAACGCCTTAATGGTGTCTTTTACACCTTCTATTTCGGGCGTTCTTGCCATGACCAACCTTTATTTTCGTGACTCGTTAATAACTTTAATGACTGTTGCCAGGTCATTGTTATCAAACTCTACTTCAGGTGGCCAGTACCCTGTCGCCGCTAAAACTTGCGCTAGTGCGTGTCGGTAGGTACTGGCAAAGTAGGGCGGTCGGGTTCATCGTTAACAACCTCAAGCACCACCAGTTTCTTTATGAAGTCGTCCAAAACGATTGGCACAATCACGTTGTGTTGCTGACATGCCTGGTGTGCAAGATACGCCAAATCTTCAATGCCGATACCGTTGCCCATATCGCTGGCTTTGCGTTTGTATTTTCTTTCCCACGCCACAATTGTGAAAAGGTTGGTTGTTACTTCGACAGGGCCTTCACCCTGGTCAACTCTGATCGTTAGTTGCATGTCGGGCCGTTTCTGTTTGTGTGGTTATTAGGCAACAACGGTGGTCAAAACGCCACCAGTAAAAGTAATTGAAATGGTTGACAACTCGCCCATGGTTGCGTTAATGACCGGAAGTGCCTCTAAATAGCACCCCACCAATTCAAAACGGGGGGCCGTGGCACTAGCAGTAGTTAAGGCGGCGTCAGTACTTGCAACCTTTACTGTGGTGGTCGTGCCGACAAGATTTGCAAGAGTTGCGTACGTTTCGGTGGCCGCGTAGGACATGTACAAATCCAAAGTAATTTCTTGGCTAGAAAGCCCACCCACGAATGACCGTGACGTACTGCCAAAGGCAGTTGCTTCAAGCGCCTCAATCGTGTTAGTGACGGTGGCGCTGGTACACATGTCGGTCAAATTGACATTGTTAATAAGTACGCCTGGGTTGCTGAGATAAGTTGCTGAAGCCATGGTCTAATCCTTCTTTGCTGGTTCTTTAGTTTTAGCAGATTTTGAAGCCGTGCTGTCGCTAGGTTCGTCAGATTCAATAAACCCGTTGGCTAGCAATGCTTCAATGTTGGTGCCTTCGTCCGGCACAAATTCTGTACCGATCACGCCGACTCGATTGCTTTTAATTGTGTATTTCATAATCACCCTGTCTGTGCTTGCATGTCTATGGATAGATCATAGGCGGCAAACATTTGGCCGCCCACGGGAAACGACCCAGGGCGGCCAGACTTCACTGCCACATTCTTTGCTAGAACCGACGCACACATGCTTAAAACGTTGCGTAAGCCGTCCAAATTGCCTGGCCCTAAGGTTATGACTTTTACCGAAAAATTCATAGTGACGATGTTGTAGTTAAAGCAATCAAAACTGGGGGCGTCAATAAACACACACGGTGGGTTGATCTTCTCAGGGTCAAATACGACCCGTAAACCTGTAATGGTCGCCAGCGTTGTTGCTAGGTCATCTATCGACTCGTTAAACAGGTCGGTGTAGACAGTCATCATGCAACCGCAGGCCGTGGAATACCAGCCAGTTGTTTAATCAGTGGCGACAGGCCCGTCACTGCGGCTGTACCCATTTCACTGAAACTAGCAAATTGGTCAATGGCGCCACGCTGACGGTAAATCGAGCCGCCAAACATAATCGTGGCCAGCTGTACGTCAGCACTAGGTACGACAGTCAATTGGTCGGTATAGCCAGACTCTTGACGTCTACGAAAAATGAAGTTGTTGGCACTGTTAGCACACTGAGTCAAAAAAGCCGTTTCGTCTGTACCTGCTAAAGCGATACCTAACCAGGTGCCAATCTGTGTACCTGTAATCCATGTGCAAGTCTGCGTGTAAGTCAGGGTGCCAGGCGGAATAGCGGCGCTTCGTTGTAGGTCGTCGCCTTCATCGTAAAACAAAACTTGGTTTTGTACCGGCTGAAGATAATCAAATAATAAGTCGCCTTCAGTGTCGACACCAATAAACAGGTAACTAGGCAAGTCGTAGACAGTGTGCGTGCCGTTCAGGCCGTGACCTAAACCAGCAAGCGTAAACGACTGACCTAACGCCAGTTCGGGTTCTGTCAACGTTTGGACAACTGCGTAGTTATCCAAACGCTGATGAAACGTAACTTGATAAACAGCCATAACTGGCTAACCGCCTTTCGGAATCAGGCGACAGTAATTTTTTGAACCATGGTGGCGTCAGCGACAAAAAGACTTGCATAGCCATAGTAACTGAACACCTTGCCCAAAGTAGCAGGTTCGTCTCTCGTAATAATGCCCTTGATTTGCTCATAAAATTCTACGGCATTGCCACGGGCAAGAATCATTGTTCCGGCCGCAAAGTTACGGTCAACTACAAGGTTCAAACCAAATGGGTTCATAACGCTGGTAGTAGTGATGTTCTGAGTACCGAAACCGTTGACACCCATGAGGCCTGCGGCGGCCGCATACGGGAAAATGGGTCGTTTGTCTGCGTCGAGTTGCGTTGACAATTTGCGCCACACGTCAGGTGCAACAAAAAGATGATCAGGCAAAAAGTTAGTAGCCGCAAGAATTGACTCTGCAGTTTCGTACAACGTGTTGATTAGGTCGGTCGGGTCGCCAGTTGCGACAGTCCAAGTAAGGCCAGATGAAACGCCTTGTGCAACCATTTGATCGGCGGCAAGGTTGTCTGACTGCAACATGTACTGGCCAGCAAGGTCACGCAAAATAATGTCTAATGCGGCAGGCGACGTGAAGTCGATGTCTTGTACTGAGAAGGTCACTTGGCCTGACAAAGTTGTCTTAGAAATTACGTTTGAAGCAATCACGGGGGTTACTGCGGTAACGGCGCCAAGTTCTGACGATTGCGTGCCAACACCAGTGTGGGTTGTCCAAGTCGGACGAATCCAAGTCTTGCTATTTCCACCGTCTGGCATAGCCCTAGCGCCAACAGCGGCAACGACTGGTCGAATGTAGTTCAAGTCATCAAAGACTGGGCCAAGAACAGGTACGGGCAAAAGTCCTGGGGTGTCAGTCGTAAGAACATCGCCAGCGGCGGCCTGCAAAGCGGTCTGCTTCAACTTGGAAGCCTCAAGGAACGCTTCGTTAACTTTGCGGAACGTGTCGCCACCAATGTGGTATGCGGCCATGTATTCGCCAGCGCTTGGCATAGCAAAAGTACGCTTCGCTTGTGCAAAAATTGGTGCCGTTGGGATAACAGTCTCTTCAACAATGGCAGGGGTAATTTCCATCTTGGGTTCTTCCTTTGGTTTTTCGGCCACTGGTTCTGAAGCCGCTACTTGACTGATCGTAGCACCAGCAAAAGCAGGCGTGGGGACAAGGGACAACTCAACCCAGTCGGCCGCCAAAATAGTCATGTTGCCTTTGTCGTCGTATTTAAATTCTGTGGGGTTAACGCCTACTGATACTGAGTCGATTACACCGTCAGCCGCTAAAACTAGGGCTTCGTCACCGGCACGAGTGTTAGAAACTTTGGCTGTAAAGTACATGGCTTCTTCACTGTCGACACGTTCGGCCACTAAGCCAATGGCTTGGGTGCTGTCATGGTTCATGTACAGTTTGGGTGCTTTGCCTTCTACGGGCAAACTGCCTGGCATAAATTGCACCGTTGTACCGTCGCTGACAGTAGCAAAAGTGTTGTAAGGCACTGCGATACCTGTAATGGTGCGGCGGTTTTCTCCGTCTGGGCCTGCGGCTTCAACAGCAAAAGTGTTTGAAGTAAATCGAATCATTGTGCTAGTTCCTCTTGTGTGTTTTCTTGTGGTTGTTCTTTTGTTTCTTTTTCCATGTAACTGTCGACTTCTAACCATTTGTCAACGTTCCATTTAACATAGGTGCCACGGGGCAATTGTTGTGACAGGGCTGAAGTAATTGCCTGGGCGTACATTGACAGGCCGAAAGTCCACAAGTCTGACTTGGCGCTTTGACTATTTGTGTATGCGTACGAACCAGTAGAAATACCTAACAAATACGGGGGTACATTGCACAAGTTAGCGATTTCTTTGGACTGATATTCGGCGGCGTCAATCAACAGCATTTTGTCGGGTGTCGCCGTGGTTTCTGTGTACGTCAAAAATTCGTTTAGTGCGGCAGTCTGGTTTGTCATTCTTGCCTGGTTAAACGATTCAGCCAAGGCGCCTAATTCTTCGGCGCTTAACGGCTCGCCGCCAATTTGGCGCAAAACGCCGGCCGGAATGGCGCTTGAACTATTGCGCAGTCGTGCCTCGCAAAGTTTTAACGCTGTAAGAATCGTTTGTTCTGACATATAGATCATGCCTTGGGTTGGGCTGTATATCTGCACAACATCGGCTGGGTCAATAGCGCCACCGTTAAAATAGATTTCTTTGCTTTTACCGAACCAAACGGGAGGTTCTGCGTCGGGCGTCGTAATACTGCCTTGGGGCAATCTTGTGGCGCTAGCCATGTAACCATCTTTGGTACGGCTGGTGATATACAAGAAACAACGGCCAAAAAAGAAAAGGTCGTCGAATACCCAAGGAAACAAAAAACTGTTTGGCATTTCGGGGTCAAGTTGTTTCAGCCAAGAACGTGGCGCCAACGGCACCGTTTCCATTTCTTCACCGTTCCACATTTCGGTACACATCTCTAATTCCATACTGGCCAACACTGACGCCATAAGGTCACGGCTTCGACTGATCGCAGGCACAGAAATGGCACGGTTACGGGCCTGACCAGCCTGGTAGGTGTACCAACTGCCGATCATGTTGGGGGCGGCCGCATTGCGTGAGTACGAATTACCTACAGCGGCTTGCACAGACGGTTCAGGCTGAGGCGATATCTGCGCCTTGTTTACTTTGTTTGTGCTGAATAGTCCCATGGTGTTTTCCTATCGGGGGGTGTCCCTGCCCTGCCCGACGCAGGACAGGGACTTACTAAACAATAGCGTGACCCAAAGTCACGGTGTCTTTGATACAGCAAACACAGGTTTGCCCACAATTTTGGGGCGTGACGATTCGGCTATAGCCCACGCCATGCACCGGCACAGTTCTATTGGGCCTGGGCTTTTCTGACTTGACAAAACAACGCCGCCACCCGTTTTAGTAAGCACAGCACGGTTGACATGTTCGGCTAGTGCCAGTTCGCCACGGTGCCGTACTTTGCCTTCCACAATCATTTTTTGGATAAGGCCCGAATACTTAAGTAACTCGCCGTAACCAATGACGCTACTTCGACGTTCCAAATGTTTCGGCAAATGCAAATGCAAGGCTGGCGTAATGACCAGACTGGTGGCCGTGTCTGCCATGACTCGTTCTACTTCTTCCCACATAGCGTCTTCGGTGTCCACCATGAATTCGACACACACATGGGCTTTGGATTCAAGCACTGATGATCTGACGCCCACATAACGCCCGTCTGTTAGGTCGGTGTCAACTGCTAACACGCCGCCTGGTGGCATAGGTTGGTCAGTCTTTTGTTTGTCCCAGTGGCCTGGCAAAATCCAACTGCCCCTGGCGCTTACCCACATATTCAAATGTGCCCGTAGGAAACTGTCTTTTTTGCTGACAGCCCTAAGCGCCTCGACTGTCACTGTCTGCCCCATGGCTGGGTTTGCCTGCACCCAGTTGATTTCTAATCGGGGGTCACTGCCAGGCTTCATGGAATATTCGGCAAAGTACACGTTGCCAGTCGTGCCAATATCTATTTCACTAATAGCGGTTTCTCTAAACTGAATCATGGCGGCGCTTGACTCATCGCCAGCGGTAGACCACATAGACAACAACGGATTTGCTCTAGCAATCTGACTAGGCCGTAACGCTTCATCAACCACGGCCGCTGAAATGTTCCACAGTTCGTCAATGACGATCAGGTCATAACTACCGCCGTGCAGGTTTGGTGTGGCCGCCCTAACTTCCCATGTAGACCCATCAGGCATTTTGATCGACTTACGACCCATAGCATTGGCCGCTTTCCCATTAAATTTGTCAACAAGTATTGGGGCAATAAAACCAAATATGGCTTCGGCACGGTCAAGTTTGTTAGCAACCGAAAGCACCGCCTGGGGCTTGCCACGCATTACCGCCAGTTCAGTAATCCACCAACCAATCAGTGCTTGCAAAGCAACCGACTTACCCTGCTGACGTGCAGTCGACACAAGAGCTTCACGAAACTGCAAGTTGCCATTACCATCGTGCGACAGTTGGCCGTTAAGCACATGCTTTTGCCAAGGCATTAATTCAACACCCATATGCAAAGTAGCCCATTGGGCAATCCCCTCCCCAAAACTGTGCTGACTTAAGCCAACCGTTTCAAGTCTGGGCAAATGCTGGTTAGTCGCCGTTAATACCTGCTGATTGCCGCCAGTTTCCCCCAAAATGTTTGTGAAGCAAGGGGTCGGGGGCTTCGTGCCGGCGTCAAAAAAATGGTTTACGGCCTCGTCACGCTTTTGTATGCGTAGGGCGTCTGACTTGGCTTTGTCCCTAGCGCCTGTGGTGCTGTTGCACTTTCGGCATGCGGCCCGCAGATTGTCTAATTCGTTGCCACCGCCTTGAAAGACAGGAATTATGTGGTCGGCGGTATCGGCTGGTTTGCCACATCGGTAGCACGGTGGGTTGTCTGCAAGCAGTGTTTGTCTGTTGCGTCGATATGTCAGGTCATTGGTTGTGTGTTGTCTGGGCATTGGTCGGGTCTCCTTTGTACTGATGTTAGGTCAAGGGATTAGGTCAAGGGATACTGACGCCCAAAGCGGAAGGGCGCCGCTTCGGTTGTCCTCGTACTACATGACAGGGTTGGGTGGTTTGTGTCCCCCACTATTTTGGCGCATGTCTCGCCTGGGAAGCCTGTCTATTTGTATTCGGTGGAAAACCCATCGCAATGTACGTTTGAACGCTGATCGCCTATTTCGGTGTATAGGCGTCTACCCACGCTTGCCGTGTGTCACCAGTTCAGATTCAGAGCCTGAACGGTCTAATGGGTGCCAGTGTGCGCCCTGTCGCTAATGAAATTGTGGTGACTGTATCAGGTGGCTGGGTGGTGGCGTGTTTCGAGTCGTACCCAGGTGCCGTTAATCATGATTTCAGCAAACTTGATTGTGGCAGTTCTGTAGAACGACCCGTTAATCGTCAGGTATTCCACGTCATGTGAGTTTGATATAGCGATAGCAAACACAGGGATAGTAAACGTGTATTCGTGGTCACCTGTGATGACACGCATTGGGTGGATAGGTTGCATAAATTCAGTCATGGTCGGGTCTCCTGGCTAGTCGGGTTGATATGTCTTGTAGGTCTTTGGGTCGCCATACATGTACTTCTTGGCCGGCGGCTGTGAGTGTTTCGTGCCAGGCTTTTTGCAGGACGCTGACTCGACCTGTGTCGCTTTTTAGTTCGGCAAATATGACGCCACGGTATTGGTGTGCCAAGGTTAGGTCTGGGTATCCTGCATGGCCTTGTATGGGGGTTTTCCACACCCCAGGGCGGATTTCCACAGCCCGTGTGTGCATAACTAGCCAGCCGTGCAATTTGGCAAGCATTACAACTTGTGATTGAAAATAGGATTCTTTCATGGCAAACGGTCTATGGGGTGCAGTTTGTCTTGAGTTACCCAGTAGGTGTCGTATTCTTTTAACTCGCCTAATGTTTTGCCTTCATAGCCGTACAGCCAGCCTTTAAGTGTGACTGTGTTGCGTTCGACTACAGCCAAAATAAATGGTGCTTCGTCTTTGTCTGTGGGGTGCATTAGCAAACAGCCTTGTGGCCACCCTGTTGTTCTGACTTGATATATGCCAACGTCACCAGGTAAGTCGGTCAGGTTTATTTCGACTGCTGGGTTCCAATAGACGTTTAAGAATTTAGCCACGGCGTATTCGCCAATAGCGCCTACAACATCGTTTTGCCATTCTGTTTTTCGTTGTGGGGCGCCGTACAAGTTAGTCATGTTTTTGCTTAGGGCGTGCAGATTGCGTTCTACAC